GGCAGGTAAAGGAGCGGGGGACGAAGTTTTAAATGTAATTAGGGATACCCCTTTAATTAAAGAGCTAAAGGTCATGGGCGAAGTGGACATGGTTCTTAGACAAGACACTAAGTTTAGAAAAAATTTTACAGTTAGATTAAAATTACAGTTAGGGTCAGAAAACTTAAAAGAAAGTAAGGAAGAAAAAAAGTTACATAAAGAAGCTTCTGAAAGCTTAATAAAAGTACTAGAAAAAATAGCAGTAGAAGAACCTACAAGTCCTTCTTCAGTAAAAGCAGTTTCAGATGCAGTAACTAGACAACTAAAAGGAAAAAAACCAAAAACTAAAAGAAGTAGATCTAAAGCTACAGTTGTTTATAAAAACCCTAAAAAAGGAAAAGAAAGAAAAGCTAAGGCAAAAGTAGTAATGCCTCTTAGAACCAATAAAGGCAAGTTTACTTCTGCTATGAATATACAAGCTATACTAGACCAACGTATTAAACAACAAGTGCAAGACAACATGGGAGAAGGGGGCGCTTTAGTAAATAGAACAGGTAGGTTTGCTTCTTCTGTAACAGTAGAAAAAGTTATGCAGTCTAGACAAGGTGTACTGACTGCGTTTTATACTTATATGAAAGCACCTTACCAAACGTTTGAAAGAGGTTTTGCACAAGGCTCGCTCAGAAGAGACCCTAGAAAGCTTATTAGTAGGTCTATAAGAGAAATAGCCGCAGAAACTTTAAATCATAAATTACCAATTAGGACTAGGAGAGTATAATGGCAGCAAAATCACGTTCAGGAATTACTAATGCGATTATAGCCGAATTAAAAAAGATTAATGGTGGTAATATTGGTAGTACTACTGATAAGTACTCAGTAGACTTAGCTGATAATGTTACTAACAAACTTATATTTTGGGATGAAGTAAACGATTTTCCTTTCGTTAGTGTAGTCCCTGGTAATGAAGTAAGAGAGTACCACCCTGGGGGATTTAAGTGGGGTCACTTAGGCATCAATATTAGAGCCTACGTATATGGGGAAGAGCCTCTAGACGAATTAGAAAACGTTTTATATGAAATTGAAACTCAGTTAGAAAGAGACCATACATTAACTTATGATACTGGTAAATCTACTGAGCAAATAACCATTTTATCAATCGCTACGGATGAAGGCTTATTGGCACCGTACGGGGTTGGTGAAATAACCTGTGAAATCAGGTATCAAGTAGTCTAATGTAATGACAGACAATAGTCAAGTTTATTACTAAAGGCAAGAGAAAAAGAAGGAGACCTTTATGGCACTTTCATTAAGCAGAAATGCAACGCTTATTCTATCTTATCAGGCAAGTACAGCCACCGCATGGGACGGTGCTGGCAAGAACCCTGCAGATGCGAATACATTTGAGATTCCTATTTTAGATGGATTCTCATTTTCACAATCAACGGGTACGCAAAACGTAACGTTGAATGAAGCAGGTGCATCTCCAAAACGTGGTCAAGCAATGTTTAACACATCAATTGAACCCGTAGATTGGAGTTTTACTACTTATATGCGTCCTAGAATTGACGATTTAACTTCTGACCTTCATGGTATGACTGAAAAAATACTATGGAATGCATTAGCTTCAGGAGTCAAGACGGACAACGTAGGTACTGGTGGTATTACATCCACTGGTTCTTCATGTACTGTTGATTTAGAAGAATCAAACAAAAACCAGTTATTAAAACTAACAGGTTGGTTTGTATTCTCTGACTCAGCTACAAACTACAGACTTAAAAATATGTGTGTAAACTCAGCATCAATGGATTTTGATGTTGATGGTATCGCACAAATTACATGGTCGGGATATGCAGAAGCAATTGATTCTGTCAACGCAGGCGCTACACCTACTACAGGTGACGACGCTTCAGACGGATACGCACTTGCTCCAGCAACAGCGGACTTTATTCTAAATAGACTTAGTACTGTTTCACTAGTATCTAGTATCTCAGGAAGTTCTAAAACATACACCTTTGCACTTACAGGTGGTAATGTAACTATTGACAATGGTATCTCTTATGTGACACCAGAATCTTTAGGTAGAATTAATGTTCCAATCGGTCACCAGACCGGCACAAGAGCTGTTTCAGGTAACTTTACTGCTTACCTAGACACTGCTGCTCTAAGCACAAAGGTCATGTACGACGATATCTTAGCTGACATCAACGCTGCAGACCCTGATACTATTACTAATGTTTTTAATATTACTCTAAGTATTGGTGGAGCTTCAGCTCCTAAAGTGGTATTCGCAATGCCGAAGTGTCATTTAGAGTTACCATCTCTAGACACAGCGGATGTTATGGGTGTTACTATTAACTGGACAGCACTAGAAGATGGTTTCGGTACTGGAAACGACGAAGCAACAATTACTTATACTGGTTTAACAGTAGTATAAGTAACTTTATAGTGAGGTATCTCATGTACCTCACTATTTTTTAAATTTTTTAATTAAAGGTAAATATTATGACAGAAACAACAGCCCCGAGTGGAGCAGCATTTCAGAGCTTATCTGACTTACTTACTCCTAGCAAACAAATGAGTGTTGAATACCCTGGATATGAGGGGTTCAAAATTACAGTTACATACTTAGCAAGAGAGGAATTGCTAAAACTTCGTAAAAAAGCTATCACTACTAAAATTAATCGTAGAACTAGACAGCCAGAAGAAGAACTAAATGAAGAAGTTTTCCTCAAAGAATACACAAAAGCCGTAATCAAAGGCTGGTCTGGGTTAAAGATGAAGTACTTAGTTCAACTTATACCTGTAGACGAAGATAAAATCTCTGATATGGAATCAGAGTTGCCATTTACTTTAGAAAACGCACTTATTATGATGGAAAATTCTAATGATTTTGATGCGTGGTTAACTGAAACAATTGGTGATTTAGCAAATTTTACCAAGACCAGTTAGACTACTGGTCTAGCCGTTTAAAAGAACATTTTCAAGGTACGGGTCAAGGATTTGACCGACAAAAGCGTATTGATATGATGATTCAAATGGAAGAAAACGGTATGGAAGTTGACTGGTCTGAGTTAGATAAAGAAGAGGGTGAAAATTGGCCCATACTATTTCAACAAGCTTTTGTAGTTTGGAATAATTTAACTGACCAGTGGGATGGAATGAGCGGTTCTTACTTTGGTAAGCATATGTCTGGAATTAAGGACATTATGAATATTTTAGAAATAGATGAACAAAGGGAAGTATTAAAACTAGTTAAAATTATTGACAATAAATATGCAAAAGAAGTCAATAAGAAAAACAAAGACGCACACAAGAAAAAGTAACTATGGCTGAAAAAATCGTAAAAAAGGTAGTCATTGAGGTAGACGATAAAGGCTCCCTCAAAAAAACTGGTAAAGATTCCCAAACGCTAAATCGTAATATGAAAGGGCTGTCTCAACAGTCTTCTAATGCGTCTAAAAACTTTTCAAAACAAGCTCAAGGCATGCAAGGTGTCTTGGTTCCTGCTTACGCAGAAGTCGCAGCAAGGGTATTCGCCCTCAGTGCTGCTTATCAAGCTCTATCTAGAGCCTCAGATTTCAGAATATTAATGCAAGGTCAAGCCGAATACGCTAAACGTACTGGTAAAAACATGGGCGAAGTCGCTAAACAAGTACAGAAAGCAGCAAAAGGTATGTTAGGTTTTGCAGATGCATCTTCCGCAGTTGCTTTAGCTACTACGTCTGGGATAGGTTCTGGACAAATTGTAAAAATGACAAAAGCAGCCGTAGATTCCTCTACTGCTTTAGGACGTTCTGTGCAAGATACAATGGATCGTTTGACTCGTGGTATTGTAAAGGCAGAGCCTGAAATACTAGACGAGATTGGTGTTATTATTCGACTTGATAAGGTTTATAAAGACTATGCAGAGTCAGTCAGTAAAAGTACACAAGAGCTATCTGAAGGTGAAAAAGCTACTGCCAGATACAATGCAATTATGGGGCAGTTAGAAACTAAGTTTGGAGGTATATCTGACAAGGTAGACCCTAATTATATGAGGGCAGCTGCAGCAACCACCTTAGACATTATAACTAGATTAAGTGCCCAACTTACAGGAATATTTAATCCTGTATTAAAGTTTTTATCTGAAACAAAATCTGCCGTTATGGTTATTATAGCTGTAATACTTAAAAATATTGCAGGAAAAGTATTTCCTATGTTTAGTACTATGGGAGCTACAATTGCAGCTTACCCTGCAAAAATGGCTGTAAATGTAAACTTACTGTCGCAACAAATTGATATAATGAATGGTAAAATGGCAGCTAACAGAGCCCTTACAACTGACTTGAATTCTGCTATAAATAAAGCTATGCCTTCTCAGTATAGAGGAGCAGCTTGGAATACCGCAGGGCCTGGTAGAGGTGGACAACAAACTAAACTTAGAAGCATGGGGGCTTCTTTACGTCGTGCTGAAACCCAAATGGGTACAGGAGCCTCTATTACTTCTGGTAAATATGCAGGAATGACTCGTGCGCAATTAAACGTGATGAAGCTTGACCATCAAGCTCTACAGAAAGAAATAGGTAAAACCCATACTCTAACGCAATCAATGGCTGCAGAGGGCAGACTTGCTATGTCTAAGTTCAACAAGACTGTTGCACAAACTAAAATGTTTTTTGCTACAGCAGCGGCATCCGCTTCGCAGTACTTTACCACTACAAAACAGTTAATAGCTGATAGAGGCTTTATAGCCGGTACTGCTATGGCTGTAAGAGCTGTTGGAATGGAATGGACAAAAGCAGCCGCAGCTGCAACTCTGTATGAAAGAAACTTAAAAAGAGTGGCAGCAACAACAGCTATGCTAGGAGTTATAACTGCAGTATTAGGTAAAATACTTAGTAAGGCATTCGCAGTAATTGTAGCATTAACTATGTTCATTAGTATTGGTAAAATGATACTTGATATGTTTGTAGACTTCGATACTCCTTTTAAAAGGGCTGCAGATGCAGCTAAAGACTTAAATACAGAACTAAAAGAACAAAAAGACTTATTCGACTCTAGAGACTCTGTAATAAGCATGCAAGGAATTGCAGATAGTTTTGACCAAGCAATGGCAAATTCTACTTTTGCCGCTAATTTTTCAGAAAAACTTTCTTCAAGTCTTAGGGACTCAATGAAAATTCTTAGCAGAGATATAAATGAAATGGGATTCTGGGATAGTTTAATAAATGGAATTAAAAAAATATTTGATAAAGATTTATTATCAAATATGTCTAATGCTGCATCTCAAACTGCTGTAATGGTTAGAGAAGCGTACCCTGATATAGCCGCACAAGTTAGAGGTAAGTATAAGGTTAGTGGGTCTACTGACAATACTGGAAAACTAGGTTATAAGGAAGCACGTTCAGCTTATAATAAAGCATTAATGGAGGGTACAGTTTCAAAGTCTTTCTATAATAGTACCTTTGGTGAAAGTTATAAGCCTCGTGACAAAACAATGGTCGATTATATTGACGAAATTCTTAATAGTAATGACGACCCATTGATAAAGCAAGAAAAACTAGCAGATATAACAAAAGAATATAGTAGACTACTAGACGAACAGGCAGAAAAAGAAAGAACTCGATTAAACGATTTAACTGCTTTAAGTGACGCATTAGATGCTTCATCAAAAGCAACAAAAAAGTTTTCAGAAAGCTTACTTACAAAAACTGGCGTAAGTGGTATGATGGTTGAATTTAAGAAAATACAAGGTATTTTTGACCAAGATAACATTAGTAAGTCAGATAAATTTTTAGCTCTAGAGGCTAAAGGACTAATACCTGATAACTTTAAAGCTCAACAATATGGATTTGGTTCAGAAGATAGGTTTGCAGAGGCTTACGACGTACTAATGAAAGCGGGCGGAATAACTGCTATAATGGAAGACACTCCTGCTTTGTACAAAAAATTAACGGAAGCTGTTACTAAGCGTTTGAGACTTGAGTCCGAACTTAAAGATTTACAAATTTTTGGCAATAGTGCTTTAGAGGAGCAAGTAAAGAAAAAACAACTTATAGGTGAGCTAGCTTTAGTAGAGTCACGGGAGTCTTTAAGACTGCTTAAGCAAAACACTAGTGCTACAGCTGAAGAAATTGAACAAGCAGAATTAAAAGTAGCATTAAAAGAAAAAGAAATTAATGACTTAGGTAAAATATCTTTAAAACAAGCAGAGTACAGAGCAAGACTAGAAGGAAGAACCCTTACTATAATAGAAAAAATAGTTGCCCTTAAGGCTGACTATGGGGATAATCCTTTATTTGTAGGAATGGCTGCAGACGATGCAACTGCTTTTTATACAAAGTATATGGCTACTTTAGATAAATCTATTAAAAAACAAAATGATTTAAACTTACTAGTAGCAAATTTTTCTCAAATGACTTCGGGTCAGAGAAGAAATATTCAAGGTGCTCAAGACAAGGCTTTACAGTTTAGTTCTTTTTCTGGGTACGGTAATACTTTTATGCGCCACCAAATACTAAATAATGCAATGGTTAAAAAAATTGGTGAAGATGAGTATAATCGTAAACACACTTCAGAACTAAAGAGTCAGAATCCAGTGTTAAAAATGCATCAACCTGTTATAGATCTGTATTTTAAGATTGAAAAACTTAGAGCTGAAAATATTGATAAAGACATATTACTACAGGCAGAACGTCAAATGGTAGAAACTGCCTACCAAGAAGCTCAACAAGAATACTTAGATTTAAAGTGGAAAGAGAGAGCCGATATGTTTGCGGGTGCTATGAATACTATTGCTGAATCTTTCGGCAGCGCTATAGGTAACTACTTTAACGACATATTCATGAACAAGAAACCTGAAAAAGGAGCTTTTAGAAATACTCTAGCCCAGGGTTTTGCAAGTGCTGGGTCAGGGTTAATATCTAACACTATACAAAAACAAGTTTTTGGCAACCAAGGTTTCGTGGCAAATATTGCTAGAAACTTCTTGAGCGAAGAAATGATAGGGGCTATATTTCCAAAAACTCAGCTTGAACTAGCTAAAGAGCGTCGTGATTTATTAGAGCAAATTAGAGATGGAGTATTTGCAATTGCTCAGAGTCCTACTGGAACTGTATACCCTGGAGCAGGAACTTATGCTAGACAGCAAGCGTTAGCGGGAGTGGGGCAGTTTCCTTACGGAGGAGGAACCAGAGGAGGCAGCTCTATGAATGACTTCCTTAGAGACCATTTAAAAAATAGAAGAGGCTCCTTTACAGTAATGGACCTAATAGGTGAGGAGATGTTTAAAGGTGGAAGTGACTCCATGTTTAGACGTCAGAATCTGTTAAACACTAAAGGATACACTCCTTACACGGGTAATGGCTCTACTGCAAGTAGTATGACTTCTTTATTAATTAAAGCTCTGTTTGGGGGTTTCTTTGCAGATGGTGGTTACTTGGGTGCGGGTAAGTTTGGTATTGCTGGAGAAGCAGGGCCGGAACTTATTCAAGGGCCAGCAAAGATTACTCCATTGGGAGTAGGCGGGAATGTTACTGTAAACGTAGCAGTGGACGCTAATGGTCAATCTTCAGTAGCTGATAGTAGTGGAGACGGAGCCAGGGAATTAGGNCATATGGTATCTCAAGCAGTACAATCAGAATTAATAGAACAACAAAGACCAGGAGGGTTGCTTAGTGCATTTTAATAGTTATGGCTAATTTTAATACAGATGTAAATGTTATACCAGACAGAGGAGTTTCCACTAGTCAAACGGCTCGTGTATATAAAGCTACTTATGGAGATGGGTATGAGCAAAGAGTAGCGGCAGGAATTAATAACCTACCAGAAGAATGGAAACTAACTTGGAAAGGTAGAACCGTAAACGATGCCAATAAGATAATTAAATTTTTAGAAGACCACGCAGGAGTGACTGCATTTGACTGGTATCCACCAGATACAGAAATATCTAGTACTACTACTAGTGCGGCAACAAATAAACTAATAGATACATCTCAGATATTTACTAATAGACTTTTAAATCAAACTGTTACTGACCAAGGGTCTAACACAGCGACAATTACGGCAATAGATAGCACTACTCAATTAACTCTTAGTGCAGATTTAATGGCTAATAATGAAAACTACACTATATATCCTAATAAAAAATATAAGTGTGAAAAATGGTCTACTACTATACCATTTTCGGGGTATAGGACTGTAAGTGCAACTTTTGTTAAGGTATTCGAACCATAATGTCAGATAAGATTATAAGTGATATAAACGGCTTAGAGCCCGGGCATATAGTAGACTTATTTGAGCTAGATATGTCAACGGGTACAGCATCAGCTTCCCAGCCAATATTCAGATGGCACTCTGGACAAAATGAAAATTTGCAAGAAATAGTTTGGCAGGGTAATAGATACTCTGCTTTTCCTATTGTAGCAGAAGGTTTTGAATTTTCTGGAAAAGGAGCTATACCTAGACCTAGTTTAACAGTAGCTAACATAACTACTTTGCTAACTTCAGTTATAGAGTCGTATGATGATTTAATCGGCTCTAAAGTTAGCAGAAAAAGAACCTTTGCAAAGTACTTAGATGCTTATTGTTACTTAGGGGGCTATCCTTCTGGAGGAGTATGTAGTGGCGAGTCGGGAGGAGCACCTTTTAGTTTAAGTAAATCCGATTGTTTAGACTCTACAAAAAATGGGGGTGTAGGTACTTGGACTGCGTATACAGAAACTACTTGTGGTAGTTGTAGTGTTGCAGGGCACACTACTAAAACAGCTTGTGAATCTAATTCTGGTACTTGGACTCAAGGTATATGGTACGCAAGTGCTTTAGCGGATGATACCGCAGACTTTGCTGAAGAAATATGGTATGTTGACAGAAAGGCGTTAGAAACTAGAACCCATATACAGTTTGAATTAACTGCAGCACATGATGTTCAAGGAGTTAAATTACCGGCTAGATCAGTTATTGCTAATTTATGCCCTTGGAAATACAAAGGTGTAGAGTGTGGGTACTCAGGAAGTAATTATTTTGATATAGATAATAATACTACTAATAGTGCGGGAGATGTCTGTGCAAAAAACTTTAGAGCATGCGAACTTAGATTTCCAGAACCTCAAGAGATACCTTTTGGAGGGTTTCCTGGAGCTGGCATGAATATGGGGTAGAAAATGGAAGATACTACCTTAGAAGAATTTAGAACTCATACTAAAGAAGAGTACCCTAGAGAAGCCTGCGGGTTTGTAATAGTAACTTCTAGAGGTAGAGAGCAGTATCATAGGGCTAAAAATGCTGCTGAAAACTCAGAAGAACACTTTATTATAGACCCTGTAAGTTACGCAGATGCAGAAGATAGAGGTGAGATTATTGGAATATGTCACTCTCATCCAGATGCTACTAGCGAACCTTCGGAGGCAGATAAGGTATCTTGTGAAACCACAAATAAGCCTTGGCATATACTTAGTTGGCCCTTAAACCAACTTTATAGTTGGGAGCCCGATGGGTATGAGGCCCCACTTATTGGCAGACACTTTTCGCATGGAGTCCTAGATTGTTACACATTAGTTAGAGATTATTACAAACGAGAATTAAATATTAATTTGAAAAATTATTTTCGAGAAGATGAGTGGTGGGAGAAAGGAGAGAATCTCTACGTAGATAATTTTAAAGAGCAAGGTTTTGTCCAGATACTTGATGAAAATGATTTGCAAAAATATGATACATTTTTGATAAAATTAGTTTCATCTGTGCCTAACCATGCCGCAATTTATATTGGAAACGACACTATTTTACATCATGTTTATGGTAGGTTATCAAATAGACAAATGTACGGAGGGTACTGGCGTAAGCATACCACACATCATTTAAGGCACGAATCATTATGTTAAAGAAAGTTATACTATACGGTGAGTTAGCAGAAAAGTACGGTAAAAGCTGGAGCTTAGACGTTAGTTCGCCCTCAGAAGCAGTAAGAGCTTTATGTGCAAATAACCCTGGATTCAAAAGTTTTCTAGCAACATCCCAAGATAGAGGTGTCGGTTATAAGGTAATGGTTGGAAAAACTTACCTACAAAACCAAAATGAAATTTACGACCCTTCAGGTAGACAAGATATAAAAATTATACCTGTAGTACTTGGTGCTAAGAAAGATGGGTTAGCAGCAATACTAATAGGGGCAGCACTATTAGTTGCAGCACCTTATGCAGCCGCAGCTCTAAGTGCTGGAGGCACATCAGGAATGGTTGCTGGCGCAGCGGGTATGATGGTACCTGCGACTACTTCTGCAGTGGGAACAATGGTAAGCGGTGCTATGATGAATATAGGAGTAGGTTTAATTAAGGGAGGAATAGCACAAGCTTTAGCTACTACTCCAGAAGAAATAAAGGATGACCAGAATTATTCGTTTAACGGAGCTGCAAATACTGTAGCACAGGGAGTACCTGTGCCTATTTGTTATGGTCAGTTAATGATTGGGGGAGCAGTAATAAGCTCAGGTGTAACATCAGAGAACTATAGTCCATAGGAATATTATGAGTGAACAAGATTACATTATAGGTTACGGCGGCGGAAAGAATGGTAAAGGGTCTGGAGGTCAAGAAGACCAAAATACTTTATTTTCTACGGCTAAGGGTAGAGTAGTAGACTTGTTATCTGAGGGAGAAATTAGTGGGTTACTGAACGGTAAAAAATCTATTTTTATAGATAACACCCCTTTACAAGATGCTACTGGAACTGATAATTTTGAAGGAGTTTCTTATACTACAAGAGTTGGTACTAATAACCAAACACACATTCCCGGATTTGCAGGTACCGAAACTACTACTGCGGTAAATGCCGTAGTTAGTAACGGTAGCCCTATAGTTAGAACTTTTACTTCCAGTATAGCAGACGCAGTCCGAGTAGGTATATGGGTTCCAGCTTTAACAAATGCTGATAATGATGATGGTAACATTCATGGCTCTTCTGTTTCTTTTAAAATAGAATTAGATAGAAATAGTTCCGGAGCCTGGGTAACTGTATTTAACGGTAGTATTAGCGGTAAGACTACTCAAAGGTTTGATAAGACTTATAGATTTGATATACCTACTTCCTTTAAAACAGCAGGGTTCACACAAATTTCAATAAAAGTTACTAGAATCTCTGCGGATGAAACTAGTGCTAAAATAGTAAACACTCTTTATTTTGGTGACCATACTATAATTGTAGATAATAAGTTAACTTACCCAAATAGCGCTTTAGTAGCAATGCAATTTAATGCTGAGCAATTTGATTCTATACCTACTAGAGGTTACGAGGTAAAGGGAGTAAAAGTTAAAGTACCAGCAAATTACACATCTTATGATCCTGGGCACTGTTCTATTGGTGGGCATAGAAGAAAGGATAATTGTGTAGCTGCCGGAGGTACCTGGACAGGAACTACTGTAGGAACAAATTTGTATAATGGTTCATGGAATGGGACATTTACTACTGCTTGGACGTGTAATCCTGCTTGGATTTTATATGACTTATGTACTGAAGAAAGATACGGACTAGGTAAATGGTTAACTACTTCACAACTAGATAAATGGGCGTTATACGAAATAGCAAAATACTGTGATGCTGTAGATAATAGTGGTAATTTTGTAGGTGTAGATGATGGTTGGGGAAATAAAGAAGCTAGATTTACTTGTAACTTATACTTACAATCTGCAGAAGAGGCATACAAAGTAATAAATGATATTGCAGCAGTATTTAGAGGTTTAACTTATTGGCAAGAAGGTATGATAACTCCTGTTCAAGATGCCCCTAAAGACCCTGTAATGACTTTTGGAGATGCTAATGTTATTGATGGTCAATTTACTTACGAAGGTTCGTCTAGAAAACAAAGACATAATGTTGCTAAAGTTTCTTGGAATAATCCAGAAGATTTGTATAAACAAAATGTAGAATACGTAGAAGATGCAGATGGTATTGCTAATGCTAACAATCAAATATTTTCAAAAGATATTAGAGCCTTAGGCTGCACATCTCAATCTCAAGCTCGTAGAGTAGGAAAGTGGTTATTGCTTACCGAAAGACATGAAACCGAAATATGTACTTTTAAAACGGGAATGGAAGGAGCGGGTATTCGTCCAGGTGATATAGTAAAAATAGCTGATTCAGGTAGAGCAGGTAGAAGGTATGGGGGTAGAGTAGCAGCAGGTAGTACAGTTAATATGATACAACTAGACAGTGCTACTCCTGTAACAAACGGAAAAATATATAAATTATCCCTGCTAAATACGGAATCTGCATGTGTACGAGATGGAGTAAAACAGTCTGAAAGTACTCAAGAAGCGTGTTTAAACGCTCATATAGATAATGAATGGAAGCCGTATACTTGGATAGAACAAAGAGATACCACAGCCGTTAGTGTAACAGAAAATGTAACTCAGCTAGGTATTCCTACTGCTTTTACTAACGCTCCTACTACTACATATATGTGGATACTAGAGGAAATGGGTTCTGTAGAAGCCCAAGACTTTAGAATATTAAGTGTAAGAGAAAGTGCGCCTAATATATATGAAATCTCAGCTTTAGAGTATCATCAGGCAAAATATGACGCTATAGAGAGTAACATAGAATTCTCTTCTAAGTCTACAAGTGATTTACCCGATCCGTCTGCAACAGTTCCTGAGCCTAGAGATTTGGAAGTTACTGAGGAATTATATACAGATTCAAGAAATTCTGTCAGAAACAGAGCA